ATCACCACGGAAGTGGGCGGCGCACTGTCAGGTTTCTTTAAAGGCCACGCAGAGTTGCAGGCCAGCCACGAGAAAGCGGAAGTTCAGCGGGAAGACAATCAGAAGAAGGGGATCAAAGACGACCTTGCCACACAAGCCATAGACAATGTGATGTATCTCAGGCAGACCAAGCAGTTTTATGCTGACTTAGAGAAAATGGTGCGCTGGGAGATGGGAATGCCCGATATGTGGCGTGACATCGTAGAAGAGTACCAGCGGCTCTTGGATCAGAAATCGGAACAAGCGGCTCGTGAACTGCACGAAAAGCGGGTGAAAGCATGGCGGCGACAAAGGTTAAAAAATCAGATACTGGACAGGGTGCTGGAAACAGCGGCGGTGGCTTTCGTGATCGGATACCTGATATGCCTAATGTGGATAATCAGTCTTCATCGTCGGGGTCGTTTGGATACCTTCTGGTCTTGATCCTGTTTGCACTGGTCTTTGTGCTGATGATCCCCCTGATTGGGATGCTGTATGTAGATACGATGGTAGTGAAGCGGGAGGCCAAGGCCCAAATGGAAAAGACCGAAAAACTGCGCAAGCAGATTGAAGACGAAAGGAAGAGCGATGTCGGAAAAACTGGAAGCCAAATCGGCCCTCATTGAAAAAACGGCTTTTGCCCTTTTGCCCATTCTGTTCACCTGTGTCGTGTACCTGATGAATGCCCTCTCCACCCTGGCGCATGAGGTGACCATCCTGAACAACAAGATCAGTCTGGTGGTGACCTCAGACAATAAGCAGGCCAGCAACACTGGAGCGGAGCTTGCCCGCGAGAAATTGCGCCAAGACTTGGAAAAAGAAGTGCAAAAAAACCGGGATGACATTCAAGTCAACCGGATGCACATCGCCATTCTTGAAGAAAAAATTGGTGTCACTCAACGCATAAAAGGAAAATAATGCTCACCCTGTTCTCCTCCCTCGTCAGTTTCCTCATGGGCGGCTTGCCCAAAATCCTTGAGTTCTTCCAAGACCGGGCCGACAAGAAGCATGAGCTTGCCCTTGCGGCTATGCAGACCGAGCGTGAACTGGCCCTCAAGAAAGCTGGCCTGGAGGCGCAGGAACGCATTGAGCACATCCAGACTGAGCAGATCCAGATCAATGCCGAGGTCACCAACGCCCAGACGGCCATGCAGGAGCGCCAAGCCCTCTACGCGCACGATATAGCCCTGGGGCAGGGGGCAAGTACCTGGGTGATCAATATGAGGGCGGCAACCCGCTCTGTGATCACCTACGGCATGTTTGTCATGTTCATGTTCGTGGAGATCTTTGGTTTTTATTACGCATGGCACACTGATGTGGCGTTTGATGTGGCGATCAACCAACTTTGGGACGATGAGACCCAGATCATCTGGTCGTGCATCGTGAGCTTCTGGTTTGGCGGTCAGGCGTTTGCCAAGAAATGAGCCTATTCATCTTCGCCAATGCTGGCCCATCGTTTGCCTTTTTCAATAAAGTAGATGGTGGACGGGCTTACATTGGCAATGATGGACAAGGAGTTGGCTGGGACACCAAGACGCAGGGCTTTGCGAATGTGCATCACTTGTCTTTGTGTAAGTTTGTGATTGGGCTGTTTTTCTCCGCGCAAATCAACAAGGCCCGTTTCCCATTCATGTTTGGTGTTTTGCGCCAAAGTAACCCACTCAAGATTTTCTGGCCTGTTGTCCGTTTTGATGCCGTTGATGTGGTTGACGGTAAGGTGCGGCCTGTACCCATGCACAAAACACATTGCAATCAGGCGGTGAACAAAAACTTTTGGCCTTTTGCCGTTTTGCAATGTAGACACCATCAAATACCCGTTGCGGTTCAAAAACGGGGAAAGTTTGACGGATGGATAATTGCTGGTAAAAGTCTGCTCAATGCCGTTGCGGACACGATTGGTCGTGCGGGTTCTGGCTTCATTCCATATGCTTCCGTCTTGGTAAACAAGCCAAGAAGCGCCTTTTTCAATAACTTTTATTGGGTTCATAGTGTCAACACTATAGCAGGACATTCGTACAAATGCAAACCAGCTTGAAAGCCATTGAACTCATCAAACATCATGAAGGTGTGCGATTCAGGCCATATAGATGCCCGGCTCTGCTCTGGACTGCGTGTGTCGGCCATGTTCTGTACCCCGAACAAGCCAAGATACCAATGGCCGAGCGCATGAACTTCCCCCTGCGCCCGGAAGACAATCGTGTATGGACAAAGGACGAAGTAGATGGGATTCTCAGGTTTGATCTTGCAAGGTTTGAGCGTGGAGTGGTTCAGTTCTGCCCCGTTCCCCTTACACAAGGTATGTATGATGGCCTTGTCAGCTTTAGTTTTAATGTCGGTCTTGGAACACTCCAGCGTTCGACGCTTCGTCAAAAGTTGCTTCGGGGCGATAAAACGGGCGCTGGTGAGGAACTCCTGAAATACTGCATGGCTGGGGGAAAAATCCTCAAGGGCTTGCAAAACAGGCGGATCGACGAGAGAGCATTGTTTTTATCTTGAATGGGTCTTAAAATGCCCCCCAAAGGAGTTCCCGTATGACCACTGCCAGTGTCATGACTTACGACAGTTTGGTGGAGAACATCCAGTCATATCTGGAACGCTCTGATACCGCCACGCTTGAGAAGATCCCACTTTTCATCATGCTGGCCGAGCAAGTCATTGCCAGCCAGATCAAGTTCCTTGGGAACTTGACCGTCAACTCCTCGGCAATGGTTGCCACCCAGGCGATCATTGACAAGCCTGCCCGGTGGCACAAGACGGTCTCGATGAACATCACCGTGGCGGGTAAGCGATACCCTGTCCTGCTCCGCAAGTACGAGTACCTCCGCGAGTATTGGCCCAACGCCACCACCACGAGCGTCCCCAAGTTCTATTGCGACTACGACTACACCCACTGGCTCGTGGCCCCCACCCCCGCCTCGGCCTACAGCTTCGAAGTGCTGTACTACGAGCGCGTCCAGCCTCTGGACTCAAGCAACCAGACCAACTGGTTCACCATCTACGCCCCGCAAGCCTTGCTCTATGGGTCTTTGCTCCAGGCCATGCCGTTCTTGAAGAACGACGAGCGCATGGGCATGTGGCAACAACAGTACGACTTGATCATCCAGACCTTGAAGGTGGAGGATCAGTCTCGCGTTGGCGACAGACAAGCCGTGGCGATTGACACCTAAAGGAACCCCTCATGAGTTACAACAGCCCATTTACGGGTAATGTCGTCCAGCCAACGGATGTCTCGTACAGAGCGATCACGCTGAGTGCCAACACTCAGTTGCAGTGGCCCATCAACGGGACATCGACCAACGATGCCGCCGCAAGGATCATGGAGGTCACGGCCACCACGACCAGCCTGCAACTGTGGATGCCACCTGCCAACCAAGCATCGGTAGGCCAGGATGCAATGATCCGCAACAAGGGCACAAACACCTTTGTCGTGTACGACTACGCTGGCGCACACACCATTGTCAGCATCCCCGCTGGCGAAGCCCGGTACATCTACATCACCGCCAACCCTGACGAGTCTGGGACTTGGGGGATCATCGCCTTTGGTATCGGCTCCTCTGGTGCAGATGCGGCCACCCTTGCTGGGTACGGCTTGACTGCCATCGGGGCCACGCTGAACCAAAGCCAGCCCGTCACCACCTTCAGTTCCAACTACACCGCCCTGGTGTCAGATCGAGCCAACACCTATGTGTGGACGGGTGGTGCAGGTACTTTGACCCTTCCCTTGGCCGCAACCCTTGGGGACAACTGGTTCATGCTGGTTCGCAACGGCGGATCTGGCACTTTGACTGTTCAGACTACCAGTTCGGAACTCTTCAACGGCTCCACATCGGTGATCTTGCAGGTCGGGGACTCGTGCTTTATCTGCTGTTCAGGACTTGCCTTTTACTCCGTGGGCCTGGGTCGAAGCACTCAGTTCAACTTCACCCAGTTGACCAAAGCAGTATCCAGCGGAACCTACACCCTGACCGCCACTGAAGCGGCCAATGTGATCCAGAAGTACACCGGGACTCTGACGGGGACTGTGACTGTCGTCTTGCCAAAAACGATTCAGGTTTACTACATCACCAACCAAACCAGTGGCGCTTACGAGATCATCTTCACCACCGACACCACTGGAGCGGCAACCGCCAATGTCCCCGCTGGTCAACAGGTGATCTTGCTGTGCGACTCGGCCAACTTGCTCAACGCCTCGACGATTGCCGCTGGCGCATCAACCATTACCTTGGTGAATGGCAGTGTGGGTGCTCCTGCGCTGAACTTTGCTTCCGAAGGCACAACTGGTATCTACCATGCCGCTTCAGGCGAGTTCAATACATCCATCTTGGGCGTTTTGAGATCCACCCTGTCGGCCACTGGGCTGGCGATTGTGGGCACAGGCAACTTCACTGGCGGTGTCGCCGGGGGCACTTTCCCATGACAAAGAAGGTGTTTGCCCTTGATACCAAGCCTGGAATTCAGCGTGACGGAACTGTTTTTGACAAAGAGTTCTACAACGATGGGCAATGGGTGCGTTTTCAGCGTGGACGCCCACGCAAGATGCTGGGGTATCGGCAAATCACCAACCAGATGAGTGGGCCTTCCCGTGGCATCTGGGTCAACTCGCAAAATAACTTTACATCGATCTTCAGCGGCTACAACAACGGCCTCCAAGTTCTGAGCATTGACCAAAACGGCGTTGGATCGGGTATCAGTGACTTCACTCTGACCAGCTTCACCGCCTCCGATCTAAACCTGTGGCAGTTCGACGGCTTCTTCGATGTGGGTGGGGCGGGTGAGAGCGTCCTTTTGGCCCATCCCGGTCAGAACTTGGCCGCGATTGACAGCACCGCAAACACGCCCGTGCTGTATGGAAGCCTGACTGGGTCTTCATTGAGCAAGATCGGTGTTTTTACTGACACTGGGTCAACGACAAACTTCAGCCCCAATGTGACTTTTGCCGCCACAAATTTGTTGATGGGGGCGGGTCAGACGGTGACAGGCTCTGGCATCCCTGCCAACACGACTGTGGTGTCCGCAAGCCTTGTGAGCACCACAAACACCTTGGCTGGCGTTGCAGTCACTGGCGTAGCAGGGCAATTCTCATGCAGTGCCACCACCCTGCTCCTTAACCAGACAATCATTGTGACTGGGACTTTGACAGGAACTGCCACTGGAGTTTCCGCTGGAACCTACTACATCGTCGCAACGAACGGAAGCACCACCTTTACCTTGTCGTCAACCTATGGCGGGGCGGGGATCGTTACGACAGCAGGAACGACTGCTGGCCTGACCTTTGTTGTGCAAGTCTCCAGCCTGTGGACTGTTGTTCTGAGCGCAAACGCCACAGCCACGGCTTCTGTTACTTTGACTTTTGACAACAATGTCTCGGTTTCTGGCGGGGTAGTTTCCCTGCATCCGTATGTTTTCGTGTACGGCAACAATGGGTTCATCAAGAACTCAGGCTCTGGCGACAGCAATGACTGGGTCTCTGCGGACGCCAACGAGGTCAATGTAGCCACGGGAAAGATTGTCCAAGGGCTACCCGTCAGGGGTGGCTCAAACGCCCCTTCTGGGCTGTTTTGGAGCCTTGACAGCCTTGTTCGCGTGTCCTACATCGGCGGCCAGGGAACTCCAGCCCAGTATTGGAGGTACGACATCATCACATCCCAGTCATCAATCCTGTCATCTCAGTCGGCGATTGAGTACGATGGCATCTACTACTGGTGTGGTGTGGATCGCTTCCTGATGTACAACGGCGTGGTCAAAGAGATCCCCAACAACATGAACCAGAACTGGTTCTACGACAACCTGAACTACGACCAACGCCAAAAGGTATGGGCGTCCAAGGTTCCCCGGTACGGCGAGATCTGGTGGTTCTACCCCCGAGGCGATGCCACCGAATGCACGGACGCGATCATCTACAACACCCGCGATAACACTTGGTATGACGCTGGTCAAGCCGTTGGTGCTCAACG